CAGCTGAAACACAGAACTTCAACAATGCCGTGACTGCCGGTGACATGGACAAACTTCCCATGATGGTTGAAGCATTGAAGACTCGATACGAAGCTGACCAAGGAAGTATGGGAGATCGTAAACGAGTTGAAGGTGAAGGTGTCAAGCCAGCTGTTGGTGGCTATGGTTCCAAAGCCGAGATGACTGCTGACATGAGAGATCCTCGATACAAACTGGATGCTTCATATCGGAAGTCAGTGATGGACAAGTTGGCCAAGACAACGGCCTTCTAAATAAAGAGGTAGCTCTCCTCCTGCAAAGGAAAGCAGGTAAAAGCCTGGAAATGTATGGTTCGAATCCTACTGCCTCATGATGTTCGGTTTGGTGTTACTCGAACTAAAATAAAATTACCCTTTCATACCGGATAATTACCGGAAACCCTGAGACCCTGGGTTCCATCAGGTTAAAGAAGACCCTAACACTTTGGTACCGTTTCGAAGGAAGAAAGCCCTGGCACATGACCAGGAGTCTAAACTTCATGGAAAACGGTACTCGATTTGGTGTCGTTTCCTACCAGCTTCGAGTTCTGCAGAGCTCCGGTAGAGTAAATGGCATACTTCTTTAGTACCCACATCCCCTACGTATGCTCACCTGTATTCTTCAGGTGAGTCCACAACCCATCTTTGGCTACTGGCCAGAGATCCCTCCTCTCAAGGGACCAGCCGACAATAGCTCGTAAGGCTATGGCTGGTCCCTCCTCTCACTCCCCCCAAATATGATAGCCCGATTAAGGCTGGCTGAGGTCAGCACTAAAGGACACCTTGAATGTTGGAGACTGTGATACGGATGGATTTCGAAATGTCTATCATGTTTCATAACTATTAACCCAATCTAACATTCAAGGAGATTATAACAATGAGTGCTGCAACTGTATCTTACTTAGGTTCGAGCAACGACACTTCCCCGGCAAATACTGCTGAGGAAAGAGCTCTGTTCCTGAAAGTGTTCTCTGGTGAAGTCTTAATGGCTTTCGAAGAGTACAATGAGTTCCTCGACAAACATTCCGTTCGAAATATCGTGTCCGGAAAACAAGCCCAGTTCCCCCTGTTCGGTCGTATGCCGGATGCCGAGTATCATACTCCGGGTGCTGAGATCGTTGGTCAGCAGATCCCCATGGCCGAGAAGACCATAAGCATTGACAAGCTGTTAATCAGTCATGTGTTTATTCCCGTCCTGGATGATGCCATCTCTCATTACGATGTCCGTAGCAAGTATGCTGACATGTGTGGTAAGAAACTGGCCCAGACCTTCGACAATCATATTGGCCGTGAGCTGTTGCTTGCTGCTGCTTCCACGACTCCGATCACTGGTGATACCACCATGGGTGGAACCATCGTCAATGATGCTGAGTTCAATTCGGGAACTGCTGCCACGAAACTGGCTGCTTGGGTAGAAGGCATGTTTGATGCTGCTGCCGTCCTGGACAACAAATGGGTAACTGGTAAACGGTATTGTGTCACGACTCCGGCTTACTACTACTTCCTCGTTCAGCAAATGACCTCCAACGGTTTCTCTCTGATCAACAAAGACATCGATGGTCGTGGTTCTATTGCTGATGGTAACCTCGTAAAGGTTGCTGGTATCGATATGATTTCCTTTCCTGGCCTTCCGGTTGCTGACTACAGTGGTGAAGATTACCATGCAGTCAATGCCGAGAACACCGTCGGAATCATCTTTACCGATCAGGCTGTTGGTACCGTCAAACTCATGGACCTGTCCGTTGAGTCCGAGTGGGACATCCGTCGACAGGGTTGGCTGACTGTGGCTAAGTATGCCATGGGTCACGGAATCTTGCAAGGTGAATGTGCCTATCAGCTCCGTACCTCTGCTCCCTAATTAATTGGGAGTGTAAACAATAACTAAACAAGGGCTGGCCATCGGTGGCTGGCCCTTTTTTTAACACTTTAACGAATAAAAGGGAATGTAAAAAATGTCTCAAACTTCGATGTTCAAAAATGAAAGAATGTTCTTCAACTCTGGTGGACTGTCTACTGACTCTGTTTTCGGTGAACTGAGAAAAGAGCTGCAGTGGTCTGGTATGTGTGCTGAAGTTCAAGTGGCCGAGACTGTTGTGCAGGGAGATGTACTGTATCCAGTTCGTACCACCACCGTCACCAGAAACACTTGGCTCAAGGCCGACTCTGATGTCGTGGCTACCATGCCTGGAATGGCTTACGTTCTGAAAGGTGCTACCTCTGGTGGCATTGCTTTCGTCATGCTTGATGGTTACATCCGTGACGATGCTCAAGACTTGGGTGCCAAGGCTGCCGTAATTGGTACCTGTACCGATGCCTGGGCTGACAATGAATACTTCAATATTGGTGCTGATATTTATCAGATGGATCTTGATGCTGCTGGTGTAGTCGAAGGTCGAATTATCTTACCGTTCGTAACCGGCTCCGTGACAAAAGAAGATGCTGCTGCTCATATCACACTGGCCGTGAATACATTAGGTACCGAACTGGTAACCTGTGTGGACAATGAAGACGGTACCTTTACCGTGACTGCTATCAGTAAGGGTTCCCTTGCTAATGCCATCACTTCCGTGGACACCAATGCCACCAAGCTTTCCTTTGCTGATGTGACTCTGTTGCTCGGTAATGCTGGTGGACCGATACATCTCGGTGGAACGTCTAAAGTCCAGTTAGCTCTGCCTTCTGGTGGAACCAAGATTGGTCAGGTATTAGGTTATGCTCTGAATGACCGTGAGCTGATCTTTCGTCCGATCTATCACATGACCACTGGTTAATTCCCAGTGACAATTTAAAACCCATAGGGGAATGGCTCCGGCTGTTCCCCTTTTTTTGCTACAACAAATATGTAGTACCTAACCTTAAAAATACAACTTAAATATAGTAAGGAGGAACCATGGCCTACGGAGATTATGGTAAAACAACCGAACTGGAAGCAATCAATATCATGCTGAGTGTTATAGGAGAGCAACCTGTCTCTGCTGTACCATCCTCTGGCCTGAGTGTTGCCTCCATAGCAAGAGACATCCTGTACGAATATTCAAGAGAGGTCCAGACAGAAGGACTCCTCTGCAATACCCAAAAAGACTATCCTCTTATCCCAGATGAATCAGATCACTGTGTACTGCCAGCTAACACTCTCGACGTGGATGCTGACGAATGGTGGCACGATTACGTAGAGAGAGACAGTATGCTCTACGACCGGGAAGAGAATACCGATGAATTTTCTGAAACCATCCAGGTGACGATAACGTTCTTCCTGGCATGGACAAAATTACCACAACATGTACGACGATACATCAACATACTGGGTGCCCGAGCATTTCAAGAAAGGTTCGTGGCCGATGAAGCACTGTGGAAATTCTCAGAAGACGATGAGTCAAAAGCTCTCCGTCAGATGAAACGAAAAGAAGACAACAACAGTGAGCTCAGCATCTTTGATAACATGTTTATGAATCGTGGTGTGCTAAGGAGATCTTAATATGGGAAACGTATCAAGAACATTACCGGGTTTCACAAATGGTGTCAGTCAACAGGCTGCCTCTGTCCGGAGAGATGATCAATGTGAGCTCCAAGAGAATTGCTTTGCTACCATAGCTGATGGTCTGATGCAAAAACCCAACAGTGAAGTGGTCAAGGTGATTGGTGAGCTGGCCGATGGTGGCTCCGGAGCAATCAAAGTCCACAAGATAATCAGAGATGCAAACGAGAAATACATCGTGACCATCTCACAAGATAGTACTGATCCAATTCGTGTGCATGCAATAGATGGCACAGAGCAAACTGTCCGGTATGGAACTCTGGACGAAGACGATAACTTCTCAGCTGACAGTGGTGTGCAGGATTACCTTGACTGTACGGCTCCTCTTAAGAACATTAAGATGGTGACCATAGCTGACTACACCTTTATACTGAACAACGAAGTTGAATGTGACATGACAGCTGACCGGGCTGCTCAGAGAGAAGACTATTCATACGTGTGGGTCAAGAGACATTACGATGGAAAGTATCGGCTCACCTTAAGATGGACTGAGTCTGGAACACCTAATACAGCACAGGAAGGCAATACTTTCAAGACCGAGGACTACAAAGGAACTGAGGATATTGCTGAGTATTTTAAAGAATGGGCTGACAGTAATGTTGGCTCTGAGTTTACCTGTACCCAAACTGGAAGTCTCCTGAGATTCGAACCGAAGGGTGCCGTGGATGCATTCAGTACCAAAATAGATACCTCTGATCCCTATGGAAATGAGGCCATGTTTGCCATCAACTTTGGTGAGGTCTCTGGCTCGAGCAGGTTACCAGCACAGCTGCCGAACGATGACGTGATCAAGGTTGGTGGTGATTCTGAAACAGCTCAAGATGATTATTATATGAAGTATGATCATGACCGGAAGTCCTGGGTGGAGACTGTCAAGCCTTACCTGTACAATGTGATCGATCCGAATACGGTACCTCACAAGCTGGTACGAACATCGGCTGGTGAGTTCACATTTGCACCAAACCTGTGGGAGGATCGATTGGTGGGAGATGAAGATTCAGCTCCTGAGTCGTCCTTCATTGGCCGGGTGATCAACAATATTACCTTCCACAAGAATCGATTATGGTTCCTGGCAGGTGACAATGTGGTGAGCTCCAAGGCATCTGATTATCTGAACCTCTGGCCGGGAACTGTGCTGGATGTGCTGGATGATGGTCCGATTGATATTGCCGGTGCTGGTGAGAATGTGACAAACTTCCGTTCTTCTAAAGGATTTGAGAATGGTCTGCTGCTCCTGGGTGATGAAGTCCAGTTTGCTCTGACAGCTGGTGACAAGACATTCACACCTAAGTCTGTGGCCCTGGACTCAACAACTGAGTTCACGATCGATCCCTGGGTAGATCCGGTGAAGGTTGGTCCTGACATTTTCTTTGTATGCCCGACTGAAAACTTCGAACAGATCAGGGAATATGGCATCCAGCCTGACACCTTGATTCAAGATGCTGCTGACATCACGGCTCACGTAGCCAAGTATATCCCGAAAGGTGATATCCAGATGGAAGCATGTAGTTTGAAGGATATGCTGTTCATCAACAGCTCAGCTGATCCTAACACCATGTACGTTTATAAGTTCTTTTGGGTAGGAAATGAGAAGGTTCAGTCCCAGTGGATGAAATGGTCCTGGCCGACCGGTACCCATATTGAAGGCATGAAAGTCTTTGGGTCCACATTATATGTCTTACTGTGGGATTCAGTCAACGAGTATATCCTGGAAAAGATAGAGCTCGAGAACGTGCAGACAGATAGCCTGGGAATGAGAATAGGTCTGGACCACCTGATGTCCGTGGCCGGTGCCGATGGCTCATACAGCTCTGGCAATGATGACACCACCTATACCTTGGATATGAACACAACTTTAGGTTCGTGGGTAGTCGTCAGTGAAGACGATTTGTCTGAGGTGACTCCTAAGAGTTTGTCTGGGACCACGTTGGTCCTCGAGGGTGACACGACAGGTACTGACCACAAGATCGGTCAAACCTTCACGTCCACCTATCAATTCTCTGAGTGGTATGCAAAAGACAGTGACGGGAAATCTATCCTGCAGGGACGATTGCAGCTAAGATCGATGACCCTTTCATTCAAGGACACCGGATACTTCAAGATCGAAGTGACTGCCGGTGGCCGAAGTGCCGTTGAGCAAATCCTATCCGATGAGTTCACCAGTCTCAAGATTGGTGAGAGTACAGTCGGTGCTATCACCTTGATGACCGGTGAGAAGGATTTTCTTATCATGGCTAAGTCGAAACAAACTGTTATTCAATTAATCTCAGATAGCTACCTGCCCTTTGCCATTCAACTGGGAGGATGGGAAGCTACCTTTACTTTAAGGAGTCCATTAATGTAATGCTGAAATTCAAACGGATTACCATGAAGAATCTCGAGGAGTTGAGGTTCTTCGTGCTCCGTTCAGAAGATGCCAGGGAAATCATGACAGTGACCGGGTTTAACCGAACGTGGCCAGCTTTGAAATCATGCCTTGCACATTCAACTGAATGGACAGAGATGACGACATATGGGAGTGAGGTGATAATGCTGCATGGACTGAGCTCATACTCAAAAATCGGGATACCTTGGATGATAGCCAGTGATGGTCTATATCAACACAAGCAAGTCCTACAACGATATTCCTACAAGGTGATTGCTGATATGCAGAAGAGCTTTCCAGTCCTAATGAACATGGTTGACTGCCGGAATGCTGTTCACATCAGATGGATTAAACATATGGGATTCACCTTCGATCCAACAGGAAACCAAAAAATAGGTGGAGTTGACTTTCTCAGCTTCTTTAAAAGGAGATAATAGATGTGCTATCCCATAATTATACCGATTGCCATGGCTGCTGTATCTGCTGCAGCCTCAGCTTACGGTGTGGTTCAACAGAATAAAGCTATGAAACTACAGGCTGAGGAAGCTTCCAAAGCTGAAGGACTGGACTTGTCACGTCTGACTGCCCGGTCCGAAGAGGAATCTGATGCAGCTGCTCAGGAGAAATTGCAAAGAGAACTTCAAACCCAAAGGGAACGTGGACGTATTAGAGTGGCCCAGGGAGAGGCTGGAGTGACAGGACCGACCACTTTAAGGGTGTTAAGCTCATCTTTAAGGCAGGGTGCCATGGATGTCAGTGTGATTGAAGCCAACCGTTTAGCAAAGATTGAGCAATTGCAATATGACAGAATGGGTGTGAGTGCTAAAGCTGAGTCCCGGAGAGCTGGTGCTCAAGCTGGCTTTGTGAGTCCTGGTTTGGCTGCTCTTCAGATCACTGGTTCAGCTGCCGAAGGATATGCTGCTGGAAGTTCGTTAACTGCCGGGTTAGGCTCTGGAGCTGGAACGAAGAAAAAACCATCCGTCCAAACCAATTCACGTAGAAAATAAAGGAGACCTATTATGCCGAGGCAAATGGGGAAATCATTAAAAGGACAGAAGTCTATTCATGAGCAGGATTCATTTGACTTCACGGCTCCAAGACGGAGACCGGCTGCTCGACCGAGTGACCAGTTTTTTCCCGAAGCTGTGGATACACAAGCTGGTCAACGTATTCTGAATTTTGTACAGGGTATTGGCCGATCTGGCAGTATGCTGAGAGAAGCTCAACGGAGAACTGCTGCTGCTCATAAGGCTGAGGGTCGAACCTCTGCCATGAAAGAAGAGGACGTTAGTGCTGATGCATCGGCTGCATTCGTGGAAGGCCATGAAGGTTTTCAGGGAGAGGCTGGAGCTAATCAATACCGTCTGGAGATGGACGAGCTATACCGTAACAAGTATCAGGTTGATCCGAAGGAATGGGACAAGCTGAAGAACCAAATCAATAGTAAGTATCTCAATGGTGCCTCTGATGCATATGTCCAGGGATTTGTCCCGAGGGCTGTGCAGATCGAGACTCAGATTGATAAGAAGTATGCCGATCAGCAGTTCATTATGGTTCAGGATGAATACCTGACAAACGTTGCTGAGGGTACGGAGTTGGCCATGAGTATGGTGCTGAAGGATAACTCTATTCCTGACGACCAGAAGGCTCAGGCTATCCGGGACAAAATAACCATGATGCAAGAGAATGGTATTGAGTTCTACGGTCTTGATCGTAATCAGATATCCCGTGTTGTCGTCAAGAAGATTGGTACCCTGGCTCAGAGAACGGGTCGACCTGACTTACTGGCTTTCACCATGGTGCCTGATAAGGATGGCCACAAGATGATCGACCGGCCAGCTATGGCTGACCAAGTGGCCCAGTACATTAAGGGTGCTCAGAATGAACAACAGTCTCAAGTCAATGCTCAGATTGCCCGAGAAGAGAAGCTCCAGAAGGAAATAAACCTATCGATCGATCGAGGTCTGGTCCTTGCAGAAGAGTATGGAGATGTCCGGGTGGCTAAGGAAATGGTTGACAAATTTGCTGACAACCTGTCACCTGAACGACTGGCCTATCACTGGAAGAGAATCCACAAGATGGAAGATCCTGACAGCTGGCCGAAGCAGTCCAATATGATGGATTACCGAGGCTATATGGCCAAGGCCATCAAAGGTGAGATGTCTGACATTGATTGGATGGAAGCTCCTGATTCACTTTCGTATAATGATTACAAGGAGATTGCCAAGATCGATATCAGGGCTCGAGAGAAACCTGCTGAGACTTCAAAGGCTAATGCCATGGTCAAGGATTACAGAACCTCTGCTCTTAATAAGGTGGCTCCGGAGGACATGTTCGGACTCACAACCCTACTGACACCTGGACTGGGTGCTGACCGGGCTGAAGCTCTTAAGCATAAGTTCACCATGTGGCAGACCTATCGTGACGATTCAAAGGATATGACTCCTGAAGAGGTCATGAAGATGTCCACTATATTCCAGGCCGAGGTCGTGGAAGAGATGCCGGAGACTGTATTCAAGAATGATGAGACCACCAGTACTGGTGGTGGCCAACCGAAACCTGCTGGCCAGCATACCAAGACCGGTGGAGTGAACCAGCCTAAGACACCGATGACCGATGTCGAAGCTGAACCAGTTCTAACTGATCTGACTGAACTCAAGAAACGATTGAAGGAACTGAAAAGTAAACAATAAACCTAAAGAAGGGAGACACATATGTCTGAGGGCATGTTCGATGATATGGAGACCCCTTCTCTTTCTTCCGAGGAAGAGGAGGTTTCCGATGTTAAACCTATTCCCCAAATTGAACCCGAACGTACTGTAACACCTGTCCGGCCTGAAACCCAACCAGCAAACATTATCAAGCTGATGGAAGATGGTGTGATTGACAAGAAGCAAGCTGACAAGATGGTCCTTGATTACCAGCTGACCGGCAACCTGTATGACATGGATGAACAGGCTGTTATTGAAGGTGTTGAAGCTGGTAAGATTACTATCCAACAGGCAGAACGTTACGTGGAAAGAAAAGAGAATCCTGTATGGTGGCATGCAAAAGACTTGACCACCGGAGTTGCCCGAGGAGCTGTCAAGGGCATTGAAGAGATGGCAGAGACCGTTCGATGGTTGTGGAATCTTGGCCCTCATGGGGCTGACATGACGATCGATGAGAAGGCTGATCTTGGATCTTCATACATACCTGAATCAGAATTTGTCGTAGGACAGGTGGCCGGTGGCTTTGCACAGTTTGCCACGGCTTTCATTCCTGCCACAAAATTAGTGAGGGCTGCCAAGTTCGGTGGCAATTTAATCAAATCAAAGTTCCTGGCCGAGTCGATCGTGAAGCATCCGAAGCTGGCCGGGTTTATGCAACGGGTTTCCCAGGGAGCTGCAGCTGGAGCAATAGCTGATTTTGCCTCCTTTGATCCTTTCGAAGGTAGGGTATCTGATTTCTTTTCAGAGCTTGGAATCCTGCCAGAGTACATGAACTTCATGACCACCAACCCTGATAACCCTGAAGGTCTGGAAAGATTCAAGAATGTGATCGAAGGCCTGGGACTGGGTGTTGTGATGGACATGTCCATTATGTTTGGAAGCAAGGTGCTCCGTTCTGTTTCTCACATGAAGAACAGAGGTGGAATGGATAAAGTGGCTGAAGCTGCCATGCAGAATGAGAAGACGGCCAGAGCATATGAATCTGCACAATCGGGAAAAAACGACTCTCTGAGTTCCTCGAGGTTGGACGATCCCGAGGCAAAGCATATTAAGGCTGGCCCTGATATGCCCTCTACTGCCAAGCAAGAGCTGGCTGCCGAGAAGACCTTCAAAAACCTGATGGACGACGACTTCAAACCGGGACAGGATGATACCTTCATTAAGAAGATGGAATCCTTTTCAGATGCTCAGAGTGTGATGAGAGCAGCTGCCGATTCTGTGCCGAAGAGAAAGATTCAGACTCATAAGCTAACCGATGTGAAAGCCAACCGAGAGATCAAGAAGCTGGCCGAACATACCGGTGGATCTGTTAATGGTGTTGTCAACAACATGAGAAATATGTATGGTGACATCAAAGGTGCCACTGAGAAAGCCAGAGCTATGTACCGAGTACTGACGGAACATTCAGAACAACTCGGGAAGATGGTTCGTGAATGGAGGACCAAAGGTGGAACTCACGAAGAGATTGCTCGACTGATGGAGCATGTCAAGATGAACCAGGAGATGCAAGCAATGTGTTACGGGGTCCGGACCGAGTTTGGTCGTGGCCTGAACATGCATAAGATGGAACATCGTGGCTCGAGGTGGGATTACTCAGAGCTGGCCGAGGGTCAAGATTTACCTGAGTACATCATGAAGAACAAAGAGGAAGCCGAAAGGTTTCTGAAGAATTATGATAACTTAGCAACCAACAAAGATCGACTGAAGTTCTCCAGAATGCTCGGCAAGGAAACCTGGGGGAGACATGCTCTGTCATTTGTACAGGCTAATCTGCTTTGGAATCCGGCAACTCATGGTGTCAATGTGACATCTCAGGCTGCTGCCCTGCTGTTCAAAACTGTTGCAAGAACCACGGCTCATGGTATTGTCTCGGGACTTAAATGGGATAAAACTGGCATGAAGGTTGCCCTGGTAGAAATCCTTGGAATGGGTGAGGCTCTGAAGACTTCCTTTGCTGTGAATCCTTTCCTGAAGAAAGGGAAGAAAGCTCTCGAGAAGTATAAGAAGAATAACACAATCACTGAGATGGTAGATGGTAAGAAGGTAACCCGGCAAGCAACGTTTGCTGAAAGGGTAAAGAAGAATCCAGAGATCGGAACATTCTGGAGAGCTCTAATTGCCAGAGAAGGTATCATCGATCCATCACTTAAGATTGGTGCCGATATGGTGACCACACAGCATGCATTCAAGAATAGCTGGCTCGGTGGCTTAGGTCGGACAATCAATACACTGCACAAACTTCCATTCCATTTGCTGGCCGGAGTGGATGAGGTATTTAAAACAGTTGGTACACAGTCAAAGTATAATGGCCTGATCATGGAGGAAGGGATCAGGAATGGCAAGGTCGGTACCTCACTTGATGCTTACTACAAGACTGAGAAACCGAAGTGGAAGGCTGAGAATGTGAATGAGGCCCTGAAGGTGGGTAAAGAGATTACCTTTCAGGATGACCTTGGTAAGTTTGCCGGGGGAATTGATAAGGCTGTCAGCTCCAATGACTGGGGTCTGCTGGCCAAAGCTGCCTTTGCACCGTTCTATAAGACTGCTGTCAACTTAGTGAAGTATGCTGGCCGAAACTCTGCCCTGGGATTACTGTCTGGAAATGTCCGGAGAACCTTGATGAAAGGTGATGTGGATGCATTTGAGATGGGTATCCGGATAGCAATGGGATCGGCTGCCTGTATGTGGGGTTATCAGCAAACAGGAGAAGGCCGGTTAGTTGGCCGAATCCCTGCTGATGAACGTGACATAGCAAGGGCTGCAAAGGTTCTTGAGTACTCCAGATATAATGAGAAGAAACGAGAGTGGGTTTCCTATCGACGGGCTGATCCATATGGTCTGTGGTTAGGAGCTGCCTCTGACTTGCATCTGGCTGCTGATATAATGAAGCAGTATCAATCTCCGGAGAACGTGGAGACTGAGTTGGAAGATGTGATGGCTGCCTTGATCATGGTGTTCACTGAACCGATTGTGAATGGTACCTGGATGAAAGGCCTGAAGGATGCTACTGGATTTATATTTGATCCGGAGAGAAGTGTGCATTCGTTAAAGAAGGTTGGTCTCCAGAAACTCACCTCACTGATTCCTGTTACTACCGGGATCGACTGGGTGAATACTACCTTTGGAAGTGATGATGTCTACCGGGAAGTACATGAGTTAGTTGACATCTTCTATAAGAAAGTCGAAGGCTTAAGTAAAGAGTTACTACCACATAGAGATCCTATCTATGGTCGTATTGCTAAACGAGAGCCCCGATGGTTATACCTTGTTAATAAGACTACCATGCCTGAAGATCCTGTGTTAATTGAGATGGTTAGGGTCAAAGCTAACATCAGAACTCCACGAGAATTCCTTATACTTAATGGGATAAAAGTGGACTTGACTCCAACTAAGATCAATGAGTTCGAAGAGATCTACTCTAAACTACCTGTCGAAGAAGGGTTGACTACACTGATCAACAGTGCTGGCTACAAGCAGGTTGGTGATCTTAAGAAGAAAGAACTGCTTAAGAAACAGGTACAACATTTTCGAGCTGCTGCAAAGGGTATCTTCCTCAGTAAGAATAAGGAAGTAGTCGAAGAAGTGAAGACCGAGTCTCTACGACAAGGCAAGATGGATGCTGGTCTGATCGAAACTGATGACACAAGTTCATTCCTGTACAACTGGAGTAAGAAGTTTGGTAAACAATAATCTATAAGGAGGTCAAGCAATTGGCTAATAGTTACATCAAGTATGTCGGTGACGGGTCTACTGTAGGCCCGTACTCGATTCCTTTCCCCTATATGCATCAGTCACATATCGTTGTGACAGTGACAGGAATCGAACGGGAATTCACATGGTTATCGGCTACCACAATAGAGTTAAATTCAGCTGCCGATCTGGATGCACCCATCTTCATTAAGAGGGTGACAAACAGAGAAGAACGGATGGTTGATTACACCGAGGGTACCCTCTTAAGTGAGGAAGTCCTCAACATTGACTCCAAACAATCCTTCTACTTAGTACAGGAGGCCTTTGATTGGATAACCTTAAACCAGGATGAAGATGGATTAGTATTCCATGATCGGGAAGCAATTCTTAATGCTATAACCGGATGGGTCGATGAGAGTGTACTGACAGAAGAAGTCAGTGCCAACCTTGACTACGTCATCAATCGACTGGTGGCTGAAGATGCTATCTACCGAGTTGTTGATGGAGACATGTATGAAGAAGGTATATTGGAAAGTCCTCTCCGGAGGATCACCTATTCTGAGTTCGACTGCATTGCAACTGATGCAAAAATAGTCCTGCATGCTGGAAAGATTGAAGACCTCGAGACTGAGGGTGGAGATCTGGAAACCAGAATCACTTCTGCTGAGATCGACATTGATGGTGCTGAGGCTGCTATTGTTTTGACTGTGGCTGACATCGTCATCAACGGAGAAGATATCACTTATAATGCTGGTGAGATTTCACTGCTGACAAATGAGTACATGGTCCGGCTGGATAATAACGGATATGTTGCTGGCTTCGGTTTATATAATGATGGTGAGGGTGAGTCTCAGTTCATTATAAATGTAGATAAGTTTGCACTCATACAGAATGATGGGACGGGACTGAAGACTCCGTTCGTTGTCTCTGAAGGAGTTGTAGCAATCGATGGTACGTTGATGGTCCTGGGTTCTATCTGGGGCAACAAGATTGCTGCTAATGCCATCACGGCTGAGAAGATCAATGTCTCAACCCTGAGTGCTATTGCTGCAAACATTGGTACAGTTACTGCCGGTGTGATCCAATCAACAAACTGGGGTCCGACTGCTGGAAGTCATTTCAACTTGGCAACCGGCAAGCTGCAGATCAACTCAGCTGAGGGAATCACAATTAATGGTGGTGGAGATATCTCCCTGGTAGCTGGTGAGGATGATGCTGCCGAGATAACGTTTTCTGGTGGTGCCAGCTATCCTGATATGCATATCAGTATGCATGATGCAAATAAGACCTTATGCTTTTACCCTGATGTGGCTGATGACATGAGAGTGTACTTCGGGTTTGATCGATCCACATACTCTCAAAGGAGACTGGAGATCTTCAGAGTGGATTGTACTGCTCAGGCAGTTATGGAAGTTGTTGATCCGGACACCAAGGCTGAGACTCAATTTGCTATGTATGACACCTTCATATACCTAAGATCAAAGGCCTCTGCATTAGGGTCTTACACAGGCTTCTACATAAATCCTGATTATATCAAAGTCATAGGTGACATGCATCCCTACGGACATAAGTTTGTTGATTTAGGGAGAAACGATTTGGCCTACGATCATGTGTATGCTGATCACCATGATAATGTAGCTGACATGCCATGGTTCGATGACCGGAAGGATAAGGATGGCAACGTGGTTTCTGTAGATGACTTAGCAGTCATTCATGGGATCAAGCCTTCAAACAATTACGATCCACTCACAGGCTTTCGAACCATCAACGACTCGACTCTACCCACATGGCTGGTAACGAAACACCATAAGGATGGAGAAGAGAAGAATGAAGATGGTGACAGAATCCGTTCGTGGGAAAGGGGTGATGTGGCTGTCAATCCTGATGGCAAACCCTACCTTGATCTGATGGTGATGATCGGCCTCCTAATGGGAGCTGTCCGTCAACTTGACAATAAAATAGAAGCAATGAAAGGATAAATAAATGGCTACAATCGTAACAAGAGCTGGTAAGGGTGAACCTCTTACTGTCACAGAGCACGATGCCAACCTGACAAACCTGAATGATGCTATCGGCTCGAGTGAGACTGATGTCTCTGATCTTGACGATAGGATCACGGTTAACGAGGGAGAAATCGATACTCTGCAGACCGATGTGGATGCTGCCGAGGTTGATATTGATGACCTCGAGACCGAGGCTGGTCTGAATACCACTCACCGTGGAGTTGTGACTGGTAATCCTCATGCTGTCACTCAGTCTGATGTTGGACTGAATGCCCTGACTAATGAAGCTCAACTTGTTAGGGGAGCTGAAGACTATTCAAAGTTCGATCCGAAAACGTCGATAGCTGATGACGATACCTTTCTGATTGAAGACTCTGAGGATGCTGAATCGAAGAAATACATAACTGGCAAGATGATCAAATATGCCCAAACAAATGGTTTCCTGGCTGGCTCTGGAGCTGAGCTGGATTCCTTATTCACAATCACTGAAGCTGCAGGAAAAGTCCACCTGAACTGGATTGCTGATTATGAGTTCTGTGTTGGTGGCAAGTTCTTTACCATCGATGACAACTTAGAGATCGACATCACTGATGTGGCTGGTTTGCATTACGTTTACTTTGATGAAGCCGGTATCCTGCAGATTCAAGCAGGTGGGACCCTGGATGCTCTTATCCTCACGAAATGTCTGGTGGCCACTCTTCTTTATGAGGCTGTTGGAGATTCAGTGCTCAGATTGCTGGATGAACGACATGGTGCTGATATGTCTCCGGCAACCCATTACCATTTCCATGAGACCATTGGTGCCCTGTACGAAAGTGGGTATGATGTGGGTGGAATGGATGTTGATGGTTCTGGTACGGATGAGTCCCATGCTCAGTTTGATATCGGTGCCGGTGAGCATCATGATGAAGATATCGAGCATGAGTTTGCCGAGGATCTTGATGTCACGGTACACACCTTGTTTCGGCAGGGAGCTGGTGGACCCTGGTTTCAAATGACTGCATCTGCTGGCTATCCGTTAGCTCAGGGTGTGCTCGGTGATCGACTTGACTGGAATGACTATAATGGTGGCTCCTGGCAGTTGCAGGAAGTTCCTAATGCTCAGTTCGTATTCTCTCATTATTTTGCCCTGGGAGAAGAGATTGTCTGCATAATGGGACAGGCCACTTACACCAATGCATTGTTTGCCCGACAGGCTGCTAACACGGAGATGGCCTCTCTGGTGACCGGTGGATTACCTTTGCCTGAGATGGTGCCGTTGTATTCAATGCTGTGGCAAACATCTGACGGCTATGCAAATAACATGGCTGCCAGGATCGTGTCCCTCGAGGATGGTGACTTTGTTGACTATCGACAAACCTCTCTCCAGGGAATTGCTGGAACTGCACAGGGTGACCATGAGAATCTGGTTGGCCTAATGGGTGGAGCTGTTGATGATCATTACCATTTGACAGCTGTTCAAGAAGCTGACCTGACCGATGGTGGTGATACGACTCTCCATGATCATGATGGGATATCTGAGAACACGGCTGCCCGACATGCCGAGGCTCATGCCATGGCTGACCATAGTGATGGTGGAGCAACCGGTACTGAGCTGGAAGAGCTGACCGATGGCTCGACCACTGAGCTCCATGATCATGCTAATGCTGTGACTGATCACCTCGAGGACGATAGTGAGGTTGGTGCCTTCTATACAAAGGATGGTGCCATGCAGTTGAACTATAATGGGCTGCTGGCTATCCAGAGTAATACTACTGGTATCAAGATGTTCGATACGGCAGGTGATGATCCTGTCTTTGGAATGTATGATGATCAGGAAAACCGGCTCATGTACATGTCCGTAAATGGAGGTACCCTATACCTTCAAAATGAGACCCATGGTGGACACATTTACATACGAGGTGAGAAGGACAATGGTGACATAGTAAACATTCTTCATTCTGACCCGATGGGTGATACCAAGTTCTATAGCCGAGCAGGTGTTCTTGGCTTCACGATAGGGAATAACATCTGGACCATGCATAGAGGTGGTTTATCAGACAATGGTATGCAGTTTTATCATAATGGTTCCTCCATGTCGATGACAAACATGTTTCATGGTGGTATAACTAAACTTATTGGTGAGACCGAATCAGATGGAACTGCTCATAACCTGTTCTACGGTGATCCGGATGGTCAATGTTACATAACTTATAATGGTGTGGCAAATTGTCTAACAACTGCTGATGGTCTGAAAATACGTGACACATCCGGTGTTGTCCCGATCCTTCTTCTGCAAAACTCTGGTGGTAGCACTCTTATAACCATGAAGCATACCGGCTCCTATTGCCAGATCAACGACGAGACCAATGGTGGTGCCTTCTGGTTCACTGCAAAGAAGTCTGACTCTACTGTTTACTGGGTTGGGTTTAGTCCGGATACCCGAGCATTCTATTCCTCACTTTCTAAGGGATTGGATCTTGGCCGAAGTGGAACTCCATGGGATACGGCTTATGCTGATGACTTTGAGAACATAGGTGATTTCTTCTTCATGGATGACCGGAAGGACACGGATGGAAAGATTGTCCCGATAGACGATGGTGCTGTTATTGATGGCATTGTTCCCTCCGGTGAGTACGATCCTATTACTGGATTGAGGATCATCAACGATTCGTCTCTGCCAACTTGGCTCGTTTCAAAACATAAACATGCCGGTGAAGATAAGGATGAGGCCGGTGATGTAATAAGGACGTGGGAGAAAGGTGACATCTGTAGAACCATAGATGGTAAACCATATCTCTCGTTGAAGACCATGATCAGTTTACTGATGGGTGCTTCCCGGCAAACCAATCGTCGGGCAAAAGTCCAGAAG